GCATATCATCAAAGTCAAGAGAAGTTGCGCGGTTTAGGAATAACATGTTTTCCTCAATAGCTCCCTGAGTATCCAATCCTTTTAAGATTGAATCAAAATCATTAAGACCTGAAGCTGCTGTAAAGTTGTTTACAATATTACCTCTTTCTCTAACAGCAGAGAAAAGACCTTGTGTACCTTTGTAAGTAACGCCTGTAGCAGGAGTTAAAGTCGATACACCTGAACTAGCTGCTGATAATTCTCCTTCAATTACACTCATCTCTAAGTAATCTTCAAAACGTAATCTTGTTTCAGATTCTGCTTTTAAATACCATAAATATCCAGAAGCTCCATCTTCAGTAGCAACTTCTACCCATCCAATTTGAGCAGTATCAGATCCATTGATTTCATATTTTTCTCTAACAATAATTGGTGAATTACTGTATTGAGTAAATGAAGGAGTAACCGATTTTAAAGAGGAGTCTGTACTTCCTTTTATAAATTCAGAACCATAAACAAATATTTTAAGATTTGTATTAGAAGCGCTCCATACTACTGCCCCAGAAAACAAACTAGCTTGAGTGTAAGGGTAAACTGTAAGAGTAGCCGTAGTACCCACCGTAGTAGAAGCACTAACAAGAACTTTTAATTCTTGCCCAGTAGTAGGATTCATAACTACTAAAGTTTGACCTGGAGAAACAACGTTTTGAACAAAGTTAATACCAGTTCCACCAACTGTAAATGTTAAAGTAGTAGCTGTAGCTGAAGTTACGTTATTATAAGCAATATGCAATCTGTTTTGTTCAGACCAAACAACTTGATCAGAAGACATTGGCATCTCAGCTCCTACCATACGTAAGAAACCAGATAAAGTTCTATTACCATAACGCTCAATTTCTTGCTCGTAGATTTCTGGTAAATATTGTTGCGCAAAGTCATTACCACTACCATTTGTAAAGTTTAAGTAGTTTGTTTCTAATGCTTGCTGTTTTTGTGACGGTTTAATAGAACCAAAATTAGTCCCTGTAACCGAGTTAATCATGTTTGACATAATCGTTTAATTTTTAATTGTTAAAATTTTTTTGTTTGGATCCTTAGTTTCGAGGAATCCTGGCCACTTATAGATTTGACTCTAAGTCCATTAATGAATGGCTCACCAGCAGTTCTGGGGGCGTCCATACTTGGATTTTTGGAATTACTAATAACTTGTTTAACAGCATCAGCTTTTCCTTGTTCATAAAAATGAGCGGCTATTTTGTCAGCATTCATTGCTGAATACAAAGCCTTGTGATAACCCGGCACATCTGCTACATTACCTTCTTTGTCCAGAAACTTTCCGATGAAGGTTTGTATATTTGATTGAGTTTCGGCAACTTGATTTGGATTTTGAACATTATATCTAAATCTTTTTTCACCTAAGTTGTATTCAAAACCTTTGAATTCGTTGTTGAAAAGACTAGACGTTTGTTTTTTAAACGCATCTTGTTGTTGAGCCACTTTGTTTTGCTCGTTATTATATCTGTTAAAAAAATCAACAGCTTTTTGTTGTTCTGCATTAACCCCAGGCCTTGCCTTGATTTCTGCATAATACTTTTTCTTTGCATCCTCTAAAAAATTCCTAGCTTTAGAAATCTCATCTTTAAAGGCTAATTTCTTTAATTTAATTTCTCTTTCGTCGTCAATATCTTCGTCAAAAAAGAATTTGTCTTCTAATAAGAATTCTACTTCCTCAGCATCTAAATGTGGCTTTGTGCTCTTATAGTATTCTTTTAATAAAGCAACATTATTTATATTTGAGTAATCAGCATTTAACCTAACATAATCCTCAATTGTTCCACCAGTCTCTTGCATAAAAGAAACTAGTTTCTCTATATTTTCTGGTAGTTCTGTATTATTCTTTGTTTGCTCTTGAGTATGAAATTGTAGTTCTTCTTTAATATCTGCAACTTCTTGTTTTATTTCTTGTTCGAGGATTTCTTCAATAACATTTTCAGCGGCCCCTTGGTTTCCTTCGACCACTTCTTGCAATCCCACTTCGGGCTGTTTATCGCGTAACACGCTTTCATTTGTTCCTTGCTCTTGAATGGCATTTGTTTCTTCTTTAGGGATTACTACTTTTATTGGATCCTCTTGCTTCTGTGTTAAATCAACCTTAATAGGTTCATCTGTTTTGGTTAGTTTTTTTACCGAAGGTTTCTTTGCTTTTATTTTAAATTCTCCTTCTTGTTTTACTTCTTGTGACATAATATGATAATATAAAATTGGTTAATAAGTTTATTCCATTTGTAACATGCCACCTAAATCCTCCATTAAATTTTGTGCGTTACTTTGAAAATCTTTTGGTAAAGAATCGTTCTTGCGCTGATCTATTAATTCTGATTGCTGCGTGGCCTGTATCTTAGTTCTTTCGTCTTTTCTATCTTCTAACTGATTGAACTTATTTGTGTCTGCTTGAACCTTTAATTGCGCTAATTGCATATCATAATTAAACTGTTCAGACATTAATTGTTTTTTAATTTGAGCCTCTGTTTGTAATTTTTGTATTTCAAATTGAGATTTAGCTTGCTCTATTTGTATTTGCGTTTGAGCTAAAGCTTCTTGTTTTTGCACTTCAAACATTGCAGCTTTCTCAGCATTTTGTGAATTAGCATCTGCTTGCGCTTGTATATTAGCTAATTGCTGTTGTTGCAACTGCTCTTGCTTTCTTTTTCTTTTTAACTTTAATAACTGATTTGCTAATTTAAGATTTCTAACTTGTCTTATATCTATTGCATCTTCTAAATCAATTCCTTGGTTTTGTAAAGAAACTTGTATGTTTTGTTCTAATTGCTGTTTTTCTTCTTCATCAGGTTCAATTTCTAAGAAAATACCAAAATCGTGTAAATTCAGTTTTTCCATTTCTCTTAAAACATCAACATTATAAGTTGATATACTTTGTTTTAATGAGTTTGCTGTTAATGGATTATTTAAACAATCTGCTATTCTTAAAGATATATTTTCACAAATTTTAGTAGTTAAATATATACTTGCATCTTTTATATGGCGAGTAGCCACATTAGAAGCGTTTGCTGCTATTTTTTGTAATCCTACCAAAGCATTAGAATCAGGTTTACTACCATCAACAGCTTCATTAAGACCTGTAACATCTCTAATCATCTGTAAGTAATACTGATAAGTTTGTATTAAACTTTGTATTTTACCTTGACCACTTGATGTTGTTAATTCTTGAATAGGCACTTTGCCTCTATTTATATCTCCGTCTTGTGTTAAAGATCTACCCACAATACTACCAGTTTGGAAATACATGTTTAATGCTTCCGCCGGATTGTATTTTGTTCCATTACCCAAATCAACTTCCATTAAGCCATCTACATCTAAGAATACACCGTCTGGCACTACTCTTGACATAACTTGCTGAAGTTTTAAGTGAGTTAATTGGATCATGTCCGCAAAAGAAATGCATTTAGTAACAATAGAGTCTATCCTGCCTTTATACATTCTAGGAGCAACTATATTATAATTCATTTTAACCCTTGCAGTATCTGCATATGGACGAGTCATATCATTTGATAACTTCCATTCTAGCATCATATTTGTGCCTATAATTTTAGCGCCAGTATATAATACTTCTATTGTTCTTGATACTCTTTCAAAGTTGTCATTTGGAGGCGGATTAAAAGAATCAGTTTTTTGAATAACTTTTTCTAATCCATTCTCGCTTTGTTTTATTTTGAACACTTGATTCATATAAGTCTTATACTCAAAGTATAATACTTGTACTGTATTCTCGTCATAATTACCCCACCCTTGAATATATTGTCTATTGCCGGGCATTTGTTGTATCTTGAGAAGTTCATCCTCCGATATATATGGGAATTCTTTTTTTAATTCTGGTATTGTTACTGCTTTAACCTCCCCCACATAATAAATATCTTCAAAGTTAGGGTCTTCTGTATATGAATAAACTAAATAAGCAGGATCCACATAATCAACAACAATACCTTCAGATTTATTAAACGACGTTTTAACTGCCGCAATACCAATAGTTGTTAAATCATAATTTAATCTTTTTCTAGTAAGATCATATTTATTAGTTTTTAACACTGTATTTATCGCTTCTTCTTCCGCTATCTCAATAGATTGCTTATAAGAAAGCTGCATATGTAATTCTAATTCATCTAATGTAGCAGGTAAATCAGCCGGGGGAATATTTGATTTTGATATATCTATTCCAAATTCTTGTTTATTGCTGCCTATTAATTCTTTATTAGCCATATCAAATTTTAAGGCTGAAGCGTAATTCATACGCTTTTTTAAAGAATCCGGGTCTTGTGCAAATGCCCTTACGTCGTAAGTTTTTTGTGAAATTCCATTAGCAACTATATCAACAAATTTTGATAATATAGGCACAGGAGTCCAATCTAAATTCAAATAAGATAAATCACCATTAATTGATAACTCATCTTTATATTTTTGCACGGATTGTTCTCCTCTTGCGTATAGTCTTAATCTATTAAAATTATTCCAATGTGTTAAATACCTATTGCCGCTAGTCCTCCCTTGATTAAACCATTCCTGTTCTATAGCTCGAGATACCTGTAATCCATATTCTTCGGAAGCCTTAGTAGCATCATCTACAACCTGACTAGGGAAAGCGCTATTTGGATTTGTGTATATATTCATTTACTTAATAATTTTTGATGTAGTTCCTTGATTATTATATTTCTTAAAACCTAAAGGGACAGACACTATTTCTCTTTTTTCAGTTGGCATATATTTGTTTTTATTACAAGCCATTATTGCTAATCCTGAACTAATAGAAGCATCATGGTTAGTTCTTTTATTTATATCAAATCTTGCCCAATCTTCTAACGTATCTTGAAAATACATTGTTCCATAACCCATTTCATTTAAACCCACATAATCTTCTATATAAGTTTCTATTGCTGCTGCGTGA